AAAAGCATTTGGATGCTTCTAAATTTCAAGGACGACGCAAACTTTGCAAGACGTGTAAAAATCGAGCTCGCGCTAAGGTTTTATCAGCCTCATACGAAGAATACCTACGCAACCTGTACTCACAGAGTAAATCTGCAAACAGGCCCGCTAGTGGTAATAGTAGAAACCTTCTATGGGAGATAACACCTGAAGACCTAATTGCGCTTTGGGAAAAGCAAGAAGGTAAGTGCGCCCTGTCCGGCGTCTACTTAACGCACCATAAAGATGGTTCCGGTAAGAAGGAGTACAACGCCTCCATAGACCGCATCTCCCCCGAAAAAAATTACACCCCCGAAAACATCCAATTGGTCTGTTTCCGTGTCAACATCCTCAAGCACGCCCTGTCTGAGGACATGTTTTACTGGTGGGTCAAGACCATCCACGATTTTTCTTGTGATTAATTATTAGCCACGCTAATATGTCGCATGCATGAGATAGAAGTAGTAGCAATCGATGGGTTAGATGAGGCGATTGTAGGGTCCACGATCCGAAATGGTCGTGAGGTTCTCGCCTATAACTACGATAAAGCTATTTCGATAATAGTATCGCAAGGCAACTCTAAGGAGTTTGCCGAACAGTGGATCGCAGAAGTGTCAGCGGATGAGTTCGAGGGCGCTCCTGCATTTGTGTATTTCGATAATGACCAAGAGTTTTATGGATCTAGCACCCCAGCAGGAGTCATCGTCCACTGACCTAGTCAGTGAGCACACGGAATTCCAGTCGCATATGCCGTACATGGGCATAAGCCGTGGATCGCTAACCATGCAGCAAGAAAAGCTGGTCTCGCTCATTAGCTCGGGTATGACAATCGCTGCCGCGGGACGTGGTGCGGGGTACTCTTCCCCGCAAGCAACCTACGCCGCCGCAAAAGTCCCCGATGTACAGCAAGCAATCGAGTATTTCCGCCAGGAAATGCGTGAGGAAGTGAAGTTCACCAATCAGCACGCGCACATGATGTATATGGAAGCGTACAACTCGTCGGCAAACGCCACTGAGATGAAGAACACCACCGATTCCCTGGTGAAGCTGCACGGTTTGGCTGCACCCGACAACGCCACCCAAGTAAATATCAACATTAACGGCACCAAGCAGCTAGAGCGGATGACCGACGAAGACCTGTTGAAGATTGCGGGTAAAGATCTCGACTACCTTGAACCTAAGAGTGATTAATTATGATGATGAAGCCAAAGAAAAAGGCGGCACCTAAGCGTAAGCCAGCTGCGAAACCTGCGAAGAAAAAGGTTTATAAGCCTTACTAAAATATGACTGAAGTCACGAAGGTCGAATGCATACGCTGCAAAGCGTCGCATCCCGAGACGCTGTACTCGGGAGATGATCGACTCTGCGTGTATTGCAAAGCGGACATCGCGGAGCAAGAACCGCTACCCGCGACCCCCGAGCCCGTCGCTGCAGCTGAAGAAACACTAGAAGAAAAAGCGCGCGCGGAGCTCGCCTTACGGTTCCTGACTCGTAAAAGGCTGCTCCCCTTCGTGGAGCGGTTTAACCCAGATTACCAAGCGGGCTGGGTACACAAAGATATTTGTAAACGACTGGAGGAGTTCTCTAGAGATGTTACCGAAAAGAAGTCTCCCCGACTTATGCTCTTCATGCCTCCGCGGCATGGTAAAAGCACTCTTGCATCTGTGGCATTCCCAGCGTGGCACCTGGGCCGAAACCCTCAACACGAATTCATTAGCTGCTCTTACTCGGGCTCGCTCGCTATGGGCTTCAGCCGTAAAGTTCGCGGCTTACTACGCGAAGAAGGGTTTAAGTCGGCTTTCAAAACTCGCCTTGATCCGCAGTCTCAGTCAGCCGAGGCTTGGCTTACCACTGTGGGTGGCGGTTATGTTGCTGCTGGTGTGGGTGGCGGTATCACTGGTAAAGGGGCTCATATCCTTGTTATCGATGATCCTGTAAAGAACCGTGACGACGCTGAATCATCAAATGCTCGTGACTCAGCTTGGGACTGGTATACGTCGACTGCGTACACCCGTCTCGCTCCTGGTGGTGGCGTGCTCGTTATTCTCACCCGTTGGCATGACGATGATCTTGCGGGACGCTTACTTAAAGCAGCAGCGGACAACGGAGAACAGTGGGAAGTTGTTAACTACCCTGCACGAGCCGAAGTTGATGAAGAGTTCCGCAAGCAGGGAGAAGCCCTGCACCGCGAACGATATGACGAAGACGCGCTTGCGCGGATAGAGAAAGCGGTTGGCCCGCGAGACTGGTCAGCGCTGTACCAGCAGAACCCCGTTGCTGATGATGGTGAGTACTTCACCAGGGAAATGATCAATTACTTCGATTACGAGGACATTGATGAGGACCGCATGAAGTTCTACTGCGCATGGGACTTGGCGATCGGTAAGAACGACAGGAACGACTACACCGTCGGCATCGTTGTAGGTGTTGACGAGTACGATCAGCTGTTCGTGATGGACATGGTCCGTGGCCGGTTTGATGGTTTCGAGTTGGTCGAACAGATCCTAGATATGTATGAGCTCTGGAAGCCGTCGATCATAGGTATAGAGAAAGGACACATCGAGATGGCCCTCGGGCCGTTCCTCGAGAAACGTGTTCGTGAGCGTGGGCTCTACGAAGCGTACTTCAAAGACCTCAAGACGGGGCGACGGGATAAAGAAGCCCGTGCAAGAGCGATCCAGGGTCGGATGCAGCAAGGCATGGTATTCATGCCAAGAGATGAAGAATTTACCGGCCCTCTGGTAGCAGAGTTATTGCGCTTCCCGAACGGGGTACATGACGACCAGGTAGACGCCCTGGCTTGGATTGGTTTGATGATGACTGAGTTCAGCACCTTTGTTGAAAAAGTCGAATACATACCGAGCTGGCGCGACAAGTTGCCTGGATTACTGAAAGGCGAACGCACGAAATCACCTATGAGCGCATAACATGTTAAAGACTAAGAAGATGGACCCTGCAAAGGAAGAGGAAATTACACGGACCCAGTGGGCTCGATATGAGCGCGCTCGGGACAACGGCCACCTAGACTACGTAGACATGGCACTCAAATGTGACGAGTACTACCAGGGTGATCAGTGGGATGAAGACGACGCAGCAGCACTCGAGAACGAAGGTCGCCCTGCTCTAACGATCAACACCATTCTTCCTACTATTAACACCATTCTAGGTGAGCAGTCATCGCGTCGCGCGGACGTTAAGTTCAAACCACGAAGAGGTGGTGATGAAGAGGTAGCGCACACGCTGACTAAGTTGTACATGCAGATATCCGACAGCAATAAGCTGGACTGGGTTGAGCAGCAGGTGTTCTCTGACGGTTTGATTATGGATGGTCGCGGATATTTTGACGTTCGCATGGACTTCAGCGATCACGTTGAAGGTGAGATCCGAATCACGGCCAAAGACCCGTTAGACATACTCATCGACCCCGATGCAAAAGACGCAGACCCTAAGACTTGGAACGAGGTGTTTGAGTCTAAGTGGATGACCCTCGATGAGATCGAGGAGCTGTACGGCGCAGACAAGGCGGAGCGCCTGTTGTTTGTTGCCGAGAATGGCATGAGTTTTGGTCCTGACTCTGTGGAGTATCAGGAGACTCGATTCGGTGATACGGACGACAACGACGACTACTTCGGAGCCGGTGTTCCTGGTGATGAGGAGTACCGCAACGTTAAGTCTTTGCGCGTCGTTGAGCGGCAGCACAAGAAGCTGGTCCGCGCATCGTTCTTCGTAGACAAGAACACGGGTGATCAGAGAGAGTGCCCCTCCCAGTGGAGCGAAGCGAAGTGTAAGAAGTTCGCGAAGAAGTACGACATGGAGATGGTATCAAGAGTCGTGCGCCGCGTTCGTTGGACCGTGACCTGTGATCAGGTTGTGTTGCACGATAACTGGTCCCCATATAACGACTTTACCGTTATCCCCTTCTTCTGTTACTTCCGAAGAGGTAGACCTTTCGGCGTGGTGCGTAACCTACTGTCTCCGCAGGAGCAGCTGAACAAGATCGCGAGCCAGGAACTCCACATCGTAAACACTACCGCGAACAGCGGCTGGATGGTTGAGAGTGGATCGTTGGTTGGCATGACAGCTGACGACCTCGAGGAGCACGGTGCAGAGACAGGTCTCGTCCTTGAGTACGCTCGAGGTACGCAAGCCCCGACAAAAATCCAACCAAACCAGATACCAACAGGTCTAGATCGAATCGCTCAGAAAGCAGCGTTAAACATTAAGACTATTTCTGGTATCAACGACTCAATGATGGGTACGGACAGCGCGGAAGTATCCGGCGTTGCCATCCAGGCTAAGCAGAACCGTGGCGCGGTTATGATCCAGGTGCCACTGGACAACCTGGCTAAGAGTCGACAGTACCTAGCAGAGAAGGTTCTTAACCTGATTCAAACCTTCTACACCGAGCAGCGCGTTATCCAGGTGACTAACGACGAAGATCCGATGCAGCCACGCGAGCCTATGGTCTTAAACATGGAGACTCCCGAGGGCGACATCATCAACAATCTGACGCTTGGTGAATACGACGTGATTGTTGCGTCTGCACCTGCCAGAGACAGCTTCGATGAGACGCAGTTCGCTGAAGCACTCAGTCTCAGACAAGCCGGTGTTGCTATCCCAGATGATGCGATTGTTGGGTACAGCCATCTCCTCAAGAAGGAAGAGTTGGCCAAGCGCATTCGCATAATGACTGGTCAAGAGCCTCCATCTCCAGAGAAGGCGCAGGTCATGCAGCAACAGCAGATGCTGGCGATGCAGAACTTGCAGCTTGAGACCATGAAGCTCCAAGCAGAAGTCGAGAAGCTCCAGTCAGAAACCTCGGTCAACGTTGCGAAGATACAAGAAGTGGCTGAAGTTAGCCCGCAAGTACGAATGGCTGAGCTGCAGGCGAAGATTCAGATGAATCAGGAGCAGTTACAGCTGCGGCGTGAGCTTTCAGCGGCAACAAACGACATCCGAGTAGGACAAAGTGAAACATCCGCTGCGACGAAGATAGCTACGACAGCTATGCAGCAATCTAGAACTCAAAACAACCAGCAATAGGACATTGATATGAGTAATGAAGAAGACACAGCAGTAGAGCAGAAAGAAATATCGTTTGATTACATGCCAGGAGCTGATCGTCCAGAGGATGAGGACGCCCCTGCCCTGGATTTAAGCTTTGAAACCCCTGAGCCAGAGCCTGAAGTGGCCGAGGAAACAGAAGAAGTAGTGGCTGAGGCTGAAGAAGCCGAGGAAGAAGAGACGGTTACTGAAGAACCTGAGGAAACTGTTCCTGAAGATGAACAAAGTACAGAAGAAGAAACAGAAACCGAAGAAGAAACCGAAGAAGCGCCTGTAGTCGCCGAAAAACCGGCGAAGAAAACGATGGTGCCCAAGGCTCGACTCGATGAAGTGCTAGCAAAGCAGAAAGCGCTCCAAAAACAGCTCGATGAAATCAATGCAGCGAACGAAAAATCGGCAGAAGCGCCTGATGCTTACGATTTTGACGCAAAAGAAGTCGAATACCAGAACATGGTGCTCGATGGAGAGACCGATAAGGCGGTAGCGCTTCGTCGAGAGATCCGAAAAGCCGAGCGCGAGCAGCTTGAGTTTGAAATGCGCCAAGAAATGAACCAAACGGTCACCCAAGACCGCCAGATGACTGCTCTTCAGCAGGCTGCGAACGCGATGGAAGATGCTTACCCCATTTTCGACCGTAATTCTGAAGCCTACAACGAAGATGTTACAAACGAAGTCGTCGAATTGCGCGATGCATTCATGATGAAGGGCTACGAAGCGGTTGATGCCCTGTCAAAAGCCGTCAAGTACGTTGTAAAAGACCATGATTTGGACCAAACGCAAGAAAGTGCACCAAGTCTGGCTGGCCAAGCGCAGAAAACTGACGAAGTTGCGCGAAAAAGAGCCCAGGTCACAAGGAAACTGCGGGTCGCAGACTCACAACCACCAGAATTGCCAGGTGAAAGCTCCTCTAATCACGGCGAAAAAGGTGTTGACCTTAGTACGTTGACTGAAGATGAGTTCGCCGCCCTACCAGAGGCTACTTTGAAGCGCCTAAGAGGCGATATTTTATAACGAGGTGACAAATGCCAGTCAAAAAAGACCCACGGTTAGCCCGAGCAGGAGTGTCGGGCTTTAACAAACCTAAAAGGACGCCCTCGCACCCTAAAAAGTCACACATTGTGGTGGCTAAAGAAGGTGACAAGATTAAAACCATCCGATTTGGCGAGCAAGGCGCGTCTACTGCAGGTAAACCCAAGGCTGGTGAAGGCGACAAGATGCGTAAGAAGCGTGCGAGCTTCAAAGCACGGCATGCAAAGAACATATCCAAGGGCAAAATGAGCGCGGCCTATTGGGCAAATCGCGTTAAGTGGTGATCTGATGGCTAGAAGTAATGAAGCATTGTGGAAACGGATTGTCTCAGCGGTAAAAGCAGGCTCTAGTGGCGGAAGACCTGGCCAATGGAGCGCGCGCAAAGCACAACTAGCCACGCAGCGTTACAAAAAAGCAGGAGGTAAATACAGCGGTGCTAAGACCAAGGCGCAGAAGTCGCTCTCAAAGTGGACCAAAGAGAAATGGGGAACTAAGAGCGGGAAGAACAGCACACAGGGTAGCAAAGCTACCGGCGAGCGGTACTTACCGAAAAAAGCCCGAGAAGCCTTGAGCAAGAAAGAGTATGCAAAAACTAGCGCAAAGAAGCGCCGAGATACTAAGGCCGGTAAACAATTTAGTTCGCAACCCAAAAAGATTGCGAAGAAAACATCACGTCACAGGTGACCTAAATGGCCGAATTATCTGAAGACACAGCGGTAACAATCCCGCTGAGGAATCTCATTGCAATGATTGCATTCACATCTATATCTACAATGGCATACTTCTCTATACAAGAGCGGTTAAACACCCTTGAGCATGCCTTAGACAAAACTCAGATGGACATAGGGGCCAACTCCGAGTTTCGGATTAAATGGCCCAGAGGCGAATTGGGAGCGCTCCCTGCTGATGCGCGACAAGATATGCTAATCGAATACACAGCGGGGCTTGTTGATAAACAAATAACTAATAGCGAAGATCTCTTAGATGACATACATAATCTCAAGTTAAGGCTTGCCACCCTAGAAAAAGGTATAAGCCCAGAATGAGATAGTAGTTGCATTGTTATATTAGCTATACTAATATTCTACATACGTCCATCACAACGATATGTGTTCGGCCCGTAGCCGTAAAAAACGTATTCGCCTACACAAGGCGTTAAACCTGTCGAGGTCGCACCTCGTTAATAAGCGCTAGTTCGTTATCCCACGATACGGGAATACGGATTAGCCGCTCCTTTAAGTCGGCTGATGAGGCGGCGTGTGCCGCATAAATTATATTGTCTACTTAATGGAGGCCATCATGGCTTTAACTAATTTCGGCACCTTAACTGGTGACCAGCTCCAAATGTGGAGCCGCGACTTCTGGAAAGTTGCTCGCAACCAATCTTTCATCAACCAGTTCGCTGGTACAGGTTCTAACGCAATGGTTCAGCGAGTAACTGAGCTGACTAAGAACCAGAAAGGCACAAAAGCAAACATCACTTTGCTCGCTGATATGACTGGCGACGGTATCACTGGTGACAACACTCTCGAAGGGAACGAAGAAGCCCTCCGCGCGTTTGACATCACCATTGAGCTTGACCAGCTTCGTTTTGCTAACCGCATCGCGGGACGCATGACTGATCAGAAGACAGTTGTTAACTTCCGTGAGCAGTCTCGCGACGCACTTGCTTATGCAATGGCTGACCGCTGCGACCAGTTGGCATTCTTGTCATTGTCTGGTGTTGCATACACTCACAAGAACAACGGCGGTCTGCGTGCCACTTCTGGTACTACTGGCCACGAGTTGGTTGACCTTGAGTTTGCGTCAGACGTGTCTGCCCCTACTTCAGCTCGCCACCTTCGCGTTGATGGCAACGACCTTCTTACTGGTGACACTACTGCTTTGGTAGCTGGTGACACTCTGAAGTATCGTCACATCGTTAACCTGAAGGCTTACGCTAAAGATAACTACATCCGTGGTATTCGTGGTGCTGGTAACCAGGAAACTTTCCACATGTTTGTTACTCCTCAGCAAATGGCTGACCTCAAGCTTGACGCAGACTTCATTGCCAACGTTCGTAACGCTGGCGTACGTGGAGCTTCTAACAGCTTGTTCGCTGGTTCTTCTAGCCTGATGGTTGATGGCGTGATGATCCACGAGTTCCGCCATGTGTTTAACACTTCTGGTGCTACTACTGGTAGTTCATCTAACGCTGGCGCAGCTGGCTACAAGTGGGGTGCTGACGCCAACGTAGTTGGTGGACGTGCTCTGTTCTGTGGTGCTCAGGCTCTGGCTTTGGCTGACATTGGTCTGCCTGAGATGGTCGAAGACACTTTCGACTATGGCAACCAGTCTGGTATCTCTGTAGGCAAGATCTTCGGTCTCCGTAAGCCTAAGTACAACAGCGACATTAGTAGCTCTGTACAGGACTTCGGTGTTATCTGCTTAGATTCTGCACAGTAAGACAAGCGCCCCCTCTTCGGAGGGGGTTTTTACTTATAGAAGAAGGTACATGACATGGCACTCCCCCTATTAGGCGTTGCAGCAATGATTGGCCGAGCAGGCATAGCGGCTGCAGCCAAAAGATTCGGTAAAAAAGCTGTACAAGAAGCCGTGAAAAAAGGCGCGAAGCCAAAGCCAAGAGGTGCTACTCGAGTAAAGCCCCAGGCTAAAACAACCGCCCCTAAGAAGCCTGCTACAACAGCGTCAGGCAAACCGCGCGGCGCGACTAGAAATCCCCCTAAGCCTAGGAAAAAGCCCGTAGCAGGCGCACGCGGTGCGACTCGTACAGGTCAGGCTCCAAAGAGCCGCCGTGCTAACACGGCACCTAAGCCAGGAATGAGCAGAACAGGCAAAGTTATGGCTGGTGCAACAGTCGCATCTATGATCCCTGCGGGTTCGAGCGTCATTAAAGGCGGCGCTAAGACACCTAAGCGATCTAAGTTCGGCGTAGGTTCTGCCAAGACCATTACTTACAAGGGTCGAGAGATGGCGAACGTAGATGCCTCGCAGTTAAAAGCGACAGGCATGTCTCTGCGATCGTATATGAACGCTTGGAACAAGACCGGCAAGCGACCAACCAAGAAGAAATAACCAGGACTATTAATCATGAAGATTGTTAGTGGCGAAGATTTACGAGTGGCGACCCTTAGCGGGGCCGTCGTTTTGTTTGAAGCAGGAGTTCCTCGAGAAATCGCTGATGAGATTGGCTTAATCGCCATTCAAATGGGTGCCAAGGAATACAACGACAAATACGTCGAAGAGGTCAACGCTGAAGTAGCGGTGTTTGAAGAAGTTGTTGAAGTGACCACAACTGAAACCAACCCTACTTTGGTTACCGTCCTCGAAAAGATGATGGATGAAGGCGATCCAAAAAACTTTAAAGCAGATGGTTACCCTAAAGCTGCAGCTGTTAATCGAGCAATGGGTAAGACAATTGACACTGATGCCCGAGAAGCCGCTTGGGAATCCATTCTTAACTCATAGGTAAAATATCATGGCAGTCACAGTTCAAAGCGTAATTGATCGAGTACAAACCGTACTTCAAGACACAACAGGAGTTAGATGGCCTGTCGTAAATGAGCTTGTTTTATGGATTAACGATGCCCAGCGCGAGATTGCCTTGATGAAGCCTGACGCTTCAGCGGTCAACTCGACCATCACCCTAGCGACTGGAACTAAGCAGGATATCCCTTCCGGCGGCAACCGACTCTTGAAGGTAGTCCGAAACATGTCAGCAGCTAGCGGCGGCACCGGAAAGCGATCAGTTCGTTTAGTAGATATCGAGGTTCTTAACAGTCAGACACCTGATTGGCATGACCCGACGGTAGCGGGCGATGCTGCACACACCAACATCGTCAAGCACTACATATATGAAGAGAGCAACCCAAGAAACTTTTACGTTTACCCTGGCGTCGCCGGTAATGCGTATCTTGAGATTGTTTACTCATCGAACCCAACTACTGTTGCCCAGAACGGAGCCCTGTCGATCCCTGACATCTTCGCGAACGCAGTAATGAACTACGTTTTGTACATGGCTTACATGAAGGACGCCGAGTACGCAGGCAACGCAGACCGTGCAAACAGTCACTTCCAGTTATTTACGCAGTCTGTAGCTGGTAAAGGCCAGCTCGACGCCGTGACTAATCCAAACTTGGAACGCAGACCTACTAGCCAAATGGTGTAATGAATGGCGATTGCTTATGAAGCGCTACTACCTGAGATCTTACCTATGGTCCCAGGTTGCCCTGACACACTAGTCGAGAGCAATATTCGGTCCTCTGTGATCGAGTTTTGTCAGCGGTCTAATGCGTATCAAGCTGAGCTCGACCCCGTTACTACGGTGGCTAACATTTTTGAATACGACCTCGAACCACCCCCGGGTACGTCGGTTCAAAAAGTGCTGTGGGTTACACACCTGGGAAAAGATATTGAGCCTATAACCACTACTCTGCTAGAGCAGCGGATACCAAAGTGGCGCGAGGGTAATGGCGTACCTGAGTATTTTGTTCAGTACACCTCTTCGACTTTCCTGTTAGTACCAATACCCACTACTACTGGTGTAAGCAGTACGATTCTTAGAGCAGTACTGCGCCCTACTCACACCAGCACAGCTTGTGATGACGCGGTAATGAATGACTACCGAGACACAATCGTAAACGGAGCTTTGTTCCGTTTACTACGAATGCCTAACAAAGAGTGGTCTGACCTTCAGACTGCTGGAGTGTATGGGCAGCTATTTACTAATGGTATTGAGGAAGCTGAGCGCAGGTCGCGCAATGCCGATACCGCAGTGGCTAGGAAGGTGAAGTATGGAGGCAGTACAGCTGGCGCTTGGCGGGCTAGACGAAATAGATACGGTCGGGGCGGATAGCAACCCCGTCGAAACAGATATCACCTGTAATGCACATTGGGTGTTACCGGCGATACAAGAGATTTTGGATGCGAATCCAATGCTGACGTTTACAGCAGGTGATGTGTACGCAGCATGCGAGGTTGGAGCAGCAACGCTCTGGACTACAGCAGATGGCTTCGTAGTCACTACGGGTGAAACAGATGCATTCACCGGCCAGAGAACTATGTTGCTTTGGCTGGCTTGGGCAAAGAAGCGAGGAATGAACCTCGTAGCCCAGCACCAGGACTTTTTTGTAGCGCAGGCGAGAGAGCAAGGCTACATAAATATAGAAACGCGGTCAGCAGTACCTGAGCTACGAGAGTATTTTTTAGAACAGGGTTGGAAGATCGACACTATTGTTTATACGAGAGATGTGTAATGGGTAGCAAACCAAAGAAGCAAGATTACAAAGCATCCGCTGCTGAGCAAGCTGAGTCGCGAATCGCGGCTGAAAAAGCAGAGTTCTTTAACGAGAACTACGCACCTTTAAATGTGGCTGAGCTAAAAGACTCTCTTACCGATGACATAAAGAACTTAGCGCGCGGGCGTGGAAACGCTGATGTGATGCAAGGGCTGACATCGACGCCTAACTATGCAGCCACACAAAATGCGGGCGGCACAGCGAGTGATCTTTCTGGCGCGTATCAGTCGACTCTGGGGCAAGCCACAGCAGGCGCGCTTGATGTCCAAAACAAACGTGCTGCAGCAGCTGTAGGTTCTGCACAGGGTCAGACCGCAGCGTCAGCAGACTCTATGTCTCTGCTTACTAATATTGGCACCAACCGTACACTAGATAAAGCTAAGAACACGCTGCTCACAAAGCAAGCCAAGATCGATGCGGGCCTTAAGATTGCCGGAGCAGCTGGCAAGAAGTTTGGCAAAGGTAACGAGAAAGTTTCGAAGTTCTTTAAGTACATCGACGATAACGGGTAACGGGGGCTAGCATGATAGGAAACTCATCCGCAATGTTCGCTATAGATGCAGGCGGTTTTAGTCAGTTCACAGGTTTTGGCCGAAACGCAGGCGCAAGTCGAACTGGCGGTTCTCTAACAGCTTACAACAGTGATGGTGTAGACCCTGAACAGACCCTTGCGAACATTACGCAGGCGGATTACGCAAATTACGTGCGGGACATTCGGCCCATCGAACTAGACCTTATAAATAAGGCGCAGAACGATACGAGCTTAATCGACCAGGCTGTTGAAGATCGAGAGAACTCTAATCAGCTGATGCAAGGGATTGTTGACCGTAACGCGAGCCGTTATGGCGCTGCACTTACCCCCGCTCAAATGCAGCAGCAGAAACAATCACTCGCAATGGGCACTACGCTTGGTGGTATCCAGGGCGTTAACGACGCACGTATAGCTCAGAAAGATGCTAACAGAGCACTAATGGCGGACTTGATCGATATTGGTCAGGGCGTAAACCGCTCTTCGCTTAGCTCGTTAGGTAATGCAGCTGGTGCAGCAGCGAGCCGCGAGTCCGCTTACAAGAACGCGAGAGCACAAAGTAAAGCACAGACGTACAGCGCGCTTGGCACTCTTGGTGCAGCAGCAGTATTTGCGTTCCTCTAATAGAGAGATTTGGTTATGAGTTTGGCATCAGGCATAAAAAGTTTTGCTTCGGGGTATACAGGTGGTGACAGGATTGACCGTGAAAATGAAAGGCAATCCATAGCCAGAGATCAAAACGATCGGCAAGAAGAAGCAGCGCAGCGCACTCGTAACATGGATAACATGTATGAGATATCAGGTCTTGCGAACGATCTGGGGATTAGCAAACGTGCGGGCGAAGAAATTGATATTCCAAAGCTAGAAGCCTTACTTCAGAAACAGCGTGATAGTGGAAAGTTTGACCCTAAACTTGAAAGGTTTGTGACGCTTGTCGGTAATAAAGACCTATCGGTTGAACGTAACCCAGGATTTTCATTCACAAACTTGCAAGCCGGTCCTGAAGGGACTCTGACTATGCAAGGGACTTACGAGGGGGACGAGACACCTAAGTTCGCCACAACTGACCGAAAACCTGGTGCAGATGCAGAGGTTGGGTTTTCTACAACAAGCGAGGTCGCAGGGCTTGTAGCTAATCAATACAACCAGTCTTGGAACAGGCCAGGTGTTGCTGGTTTTAAAAGAGAAGTCCAATTAAAAGGCGATATCCTTGAAGGGGATCAGTCAATTGCCGATAACGAGGTTAAGATTCAGAGGGCAGTTGGGCAGTTAACTAACGAGCTAGAAGAAGCAATACTTAGAATAGGTGGAGAGCAGGCACCCGCTATCGCCACGAAGCTGAAGCGAGCGCTTGCAGGCAAGCCTTACCCCGAGCAATTAGAAATCCTACAACAGTATGGTTCTGAGCTAAAGGTGCCCGTTTCCAACATCGTGACACCAGAAGTCCAAGAGGCGGCTAAGCAAGTTTCGGTCGGCGTGTTGCGTAGCGATGGAAACGAAGCCGCACCTAAGCAAGAGTCGTTTGGCGTGTTGCGCAGTGACTCCGGTAAAGAGCAAAACCCAATCATCACGGCGATGGCCAAAAAGGGAGAAGCGGCTTCAGATGAAGATATTATTCAAGGCAAGGTTCAGGTTACTCAAGAGGAAGTTGATGCACTACAGGAACGCCTTAAAGCACAGGGTATAACATCACTCGAAGAAATGAATAAGGCTACGCGCGAGGACCAGCAAAGCATGAGACTGATGCTTTCAAGCATTGCTGTAAATGAAGAACAACGCGCCACATATCTCACACGGCTCAACAACATCACAGCAACGGGTAGCACTGACTATAACGCTAAAGAGCTGGGTGAAGCGGTCCTTGCGGAGCGCCAAGAGGACCGTGCGCAGCAGGCCGAAGAGCGTCAGGGTTATTCAGCCGAAACGTCTCGGATGACCGCTGAAACAGCCCGCCTTAATTACTTCCGACAGGTTGAACAACAAGATTGGAATGTCTCTGAGAAAGTTGGGGAGCGTATACGTAACAACTTTACCGCGGCCAAAAAAGCGATTTACGGAGTCGACGGTGATGGGAACATAAATAGCGATATTAATTTTGATGAGGGCCGCTTCTTCTCTGAGTATCGAGGTGCTTTTGAAGACGCGTATAGAGAATTTAGAAGCGCTCCCGCTAGTACTCCTCGAAAGGCTGAAACGCAAGTTGCCTTAAATTCCATGATCAGCATGGGCATACAAGCACTCGCTGAAAGTGAAGAGTATGGGTCATTTGGGGAGAACTTTTTACCCGATGGCTCGATAAACTACATTGACGGCAACGATGAACTACTGGGTCGACTACAGGTACAGTCTGACGGATCAGTTATTGTTTATGACCCTACAACTGGCTCACAACAGGATGAGTCTGTCCCTAAAAGCGTGCTTAGAAAAATCTTTGGTGATTCCGGTTACGCCTACTTTATAAAGGAGATTAAGGGCGCGAAAGGATCTGTAAAGGCTCGAGCTAACTCAAATAAGGCGGGCTAGCGTGTCGGAATCCATTGAAGACTTATTCAGCCGCTACCGTGGTAAGACCGGTTACGAAACGATTCAAGATGAATCTATGCAGCCGGAAACGCCCAAAGGCGTTGGGGAGACGTTTGACCGTGGATTCGGGGCGGGTGTTGAAGGTATTCGTACCGACACCGACTATTTTAAAGGGTTATTCAACACTGTAATAGGCGATGAAGAAGCGGCTGCCAAAAACATTGCAGACGCTAGGCAGCGCGAAGAGCGCGCAGCTGGTCAGTTTGGCGAGCTAGAAACGTTTGGGGAGTTTGTAGATAACCCTACTTTCGGCGGGTTTGTTTCTCAGGTCGCCAAGAATGTCGGACAAGTTACCCCCTACTTAGGCACTACCATTACTGGTGGCCTCGGTGGCGCAGCAGTCACTGGACTAGCGAAAGTTGGTCTAACCACAGGCGGCAAGCAAGTCACAAAACGTCTCGTTAAAGATGCCTTTGAAAAGAAACTCAAGGGCGAAGCCATGCCCGAGGAAGAGCGCGTCCTAGCGGTCGCATATCGACTCGCTCAGCGCAACAACCCTGGTAAAAAGCTGTCGCTGAGAGGCGGCGCTCTAGCTGGCATGTTCGGCCAAGAATACGGCAGCATGGCTGGATCAAACTTTGGTGAGAACCTCGACTACCTAGACCAAGACGAAGCAGCGTTGCGTGCAGCTGGTCTTGCAATTCCGCAAGCACTGATTGGTATTGGAGGCGAGGCGCTCTTAACCAGAATGCTAATGAAGGATCTAGGTGCAATAGCTGCGAAGCGCTCAACTAAAGATGGATCAGCGTTTAGCGAGTTTGCAAAAACCCTGGGTAAGAATACCGTTCGCGGCGGCGCTACAGAAGGTTTAGCTGAAGTTGGCCAAGAAGGTTTCGGTGTAGCTAACCGCTTTTCTATGGATGACGAATACACGCAGCAAGACGCCGCCCTTCGTATTGGAGAGTCAGCGTTTGCTGGATTCTTTGGCGGTGCGGGTATTTCTGGTGCTGGCAGCGTAGCGACTGGATCGCTTCGTGGTGCTGGTAACATCATGGGCAAAGCGAAAGATTTCATCGAGCAAGCCCGTCAGCAGCAAGTTGATAACCAGATCGACGCAGAGCAGTACGGCACTGACTCTATGGGTTATACCACCCCCGAACCACGGAGCTCGGTCAACGCACAACTACGCGCAGCCCTCGATACTTCTACCAACAGACACTCTGTCTGGGTCGAAGGCCCAACTCCTGAATATGACGCCTCCCCCGATAGCACTAAGAAAGTGGATATCCAGGGCGAGACGTTCTACACCAGGTTCATTCCTGGTCGTGGCACCATCATTACTAAGAACTTCGATATCGCTGAAGAAGTCGCAAAGTCAGAAGCCAGCGAGTCGTCACTAGCAGAGGCGCTGCAGTACAGCAGTGTCAAGCCGAATGATAGTGATATCGCTATTGAGGCACTGGATCGTGGCGGCAACGTTGTATGGCAGCAGGCCACCAACGAGGAAGGTGTTCCTGGTGCCATGACAGCAGCTGGTAAGCAGGTGCCCGAAGGTGGATCTATCCGCCGAGTCTCAATCAAAGAAGCGTTAGAGAACCGTAAGAAACTCTTTGAAAACGAGCAAGGCCCACAGGTCCGCAACATCGACCAAGAGAGTTTCGCTGAGATGGGCGCACCAGTAGAGCTGAACATTGGTAGGCAAGAGACCTACAAGCCTCGAGACCCTGAGCAATTATTTGATACAACTCGTGAAGCTCGCGATGAGTTTGCTGCAGAGTTCGCTGAACTCGACCAGGAAGAACTGGGTAAAGGTCAGTTTGATGGCCTGAGTTTTGGCGCTAACAGTCCCTTCGCAACTATGTCTGACGCCTTCATGCGAGCGGCTGTCCAAGCCAAGCGCGATGCTGGCGACAACAGTGTGTTTTTTAAGCTAAACGATGATAAGTCTTGGTCGCTTATGCAGACCAAAAGCCCCGAAGCAGATCTATATGGGCTTGATACTCGCTCGGATTTAGAAATAGATCCAGAGATAGATGCGGAGATCGATCGAGAGGCTGAGGCGGCGGGCGTTGCCACAGAGCGTTTGGATAATAGAAGCTCCTCCCCTATTACGTTTATTAAGAGCGCAATCAGCAAAGCTAAAGAAAGCCGTTATGCGCGTCAAAAAAAGGTCAAAGGACAGTGGGTAGACAAGACTAAAGAAGAAATAGTCACTGTAGATGGGGCCGCTGTTAACTTGACTGACCTAGTGAAAGAAGGTCAGCGGCTCTTTTCAATTGAGCAAAAAACTAACTTCACAGAAGGTGGGCCTCAAACAGCCCAGCGCAATGGCCTGTTCCAGGCTATCGGATCATTGATTGAACAGGGATATGAGATTCGCATCGGTGGGTACGATATCCGCTCTAAAGACCTTAAAGATATTAGTGAGCTGAGTAGCCTCATAGCCCGCGAAGAGGCTGACATAGCGAAAGCAGCTTTAGAGTTTGACATCGATCCTAACGATCCAAATTTGTCAGGGCGACTTGCGGAGTATGAACGGGCGCTCTCCCAGATTGATGAGACGGCTGCGCAGACAAACTCTCCCCTTGACCGGTTGAAGCGCGAGCGTAAAGCCTGGACTAAAAAATATATTGAATATCAGAAGGCTAAAGACAGGGGTGACACGAGTGTCGAGTTCCCTGAAAAGACTCCATTACTAGCCTTAATGGACGTTGAAGCAGGCACTGCTAGCGGAGGGAATGTAACTCTAGGTAAGTTACTAAATATAACCCCCGCCGAACCAGCACCAAGAGACGCGACCTATCAGCTGACAAACGAGGATGGTTTTGTTGTTTTTGAAGGCAACAAGCAGCAAGTACAAGAACGAATTGAGAGTGACGGACAGCCTTACAGAATCACTAAGAATGGCGAAGTTCTGGGAGTTGATGAGGATGGCGTTGAAGAGTTTGCAGGCGAGCGAAATGTCGGATTTAACGAGCGCAACGAAGATCCCGTTGATCAAGGCCCAGTAGCAGATAGAGGCGAAGAACAAACTAGACCAATTGGTTTTTCGGAGGATACAGAATCCGCTAACCCTGATTACACGTTTGAGCCTGACCAGGAGAACGTTGGCGACCTAGCGCAAATTGGGCTTAAAGAAGGAACGATTGGCAAGCGCGTTGCAGACATAGCGCGGCGAACTCTGCGGTTAAACAACCCTGTATCAGTTATATCTATTAAAGAATTGCTGGCCCAGGATACCTCTGCTTATTTTGACAACGAAAATGTCGCTTCCTATGTGAAGCAGATTGCCGAAGACCTTCGCGACAACCCACAAGGCGGCGGGCGGTATATAGGTTTCGGCGATGCACACATCATCCTAGTCGACCCCGACGCAGGTAAGAATGAGCTTGATACCGCTATAGTGGTCGCACATGAACTAGGGCATGCCCTGTTTAAAGAGCAGCTATCCTCTACCCTGCAGAATCCCTCTCTGTACAACCGACTCTTTGATGCATATCAAATAGCACGCGGCGCCGATGATGCACCTGCTGCTTACAAGGGTAAAAGAGGTTTTGAAGAATGGTATGCAGACCAGACGGCCAATTGGGCCATAGGTGAATACACCAAGAACAGAAAGAAAGGTCTTATAGGCGCGCACTTCCAAAAAGTAGCACGGGCACTCAAGTCTTTTTACAACGCATTCTCGAAAGAAATGAAGCAGCGCTTCGGTCAAGACACTTACTCTCCAGAGTTCCGTGGGTACATGGACGAGGTGATGAAAACGCGTAAGGCAGGCGATGTCCGTTCTGGGGCGCGCAATGCCACGATGGAACAGAAGGTGATAGTGAGAAAGATGGCGGAAGTCATCGAGAAGCAAAGCCCAGGGCTTTCTAACGCCATCACTAGAAAAGTACAGGAGATAATTCGTAGCGACGGGTTTACTCCTATCTACAACTTCGTTGTCACAGCAGACACTCGACTCCGAAAGATCGGCGGTAACAAGCTAGCAGATCTGTTCTACGGGCGGTCTCAGCAAGCTAAAGGACAAGGACGCAACAAGCTAGGCTTCCTCAAGACAGCCATGCTCGAAGGTAATGCACGCTTCAGTCAGCTTGAAGATATGGTGGATGGCAAGCTGGACTCACCAGAAGTCCAGGAGTCAATCCGCATAGCGTTTACCAGCACTCCTACGCGCGATCTTACCGACGCTAATGCGATAGCTGTACGCCAGTGGTTTGATAAGTTCTATGACGAGTACATTGAGCCATCTAACACAGACGTAGGTCGCCAACGTGACTACGCTCCTGTTGTCCTCAAGCTATCTGCAATCGACCAAGATCCTGCTGGCCTGGTTGCGCTGCTTATGGAAGCAGACCCCGAGGCTAAAGAGTCTGACATTAGGAGCGCTGTACAACGGTTGGTCAACTACCAACAGGTTGTAATGGATGAGGGGCCAATCTCTATCGAAGAGACTAACCCTGCTCAGTCAGCAGAAAAGGCTATCCAGCTTACGAAGAAGGTAGATAGAGAGAAGCTGCAAGAAGCTGGTTTCCTTGAAGACCCTGATATTGCGCTAATGCGTTATATCAGCAACATGGTCAAGCGCGTTGAATGGAACCGAAACACTAAAGACGATTTCGGCAACAGTATCTATGAGGAAGAGCTGCGTAAGCTTGATCCAAAAGCTCGGGCAGAAGCAGAAAAGATCGTCCACAAGTACTTGGGATACCAGGACGCCCCGCTAGGACCAATGTGGCGAGCGATTAACAGCTGGGGCTCGATCTTACAAATTTTTGCAATCTTGCCTCTCGCTGTATTGGGCTCGATACCAGAACTAGCTGGGCCTGTAATTGCGAGTAAAGAGTTTGGCTCTGTTACCACGGGTATGAAAGAGATTGTAAACACTATCCGTAATCGTGATGAGGCTCGAGTGCTTGCTCGCGACTTAGGTGTCGTTACTAGTCAGTCAGTCGCCAACGTCATGATGTCACAGGCAGAACTAGACTACATGAGCACTAATGCGCGTAAGGTTGCCGATGGGTTCTTCCGATTTACCCTCCTCGATACCTACACTAAATTTACCCGAGAGTTTGCGTCGAACATGGGCGTTAGGTTCCTAGAGAACCACAGTAACTCAGAGACAGCTGGCCCGTTTTCAAAGCGATACCTACAAGAACTAGGTGTTACTGCTGAAGAAGTACAGGTCTGGTCAAAAAGTAACCAGGACTTCAGTACACCCGAGGGCAAAAAGGTACGTATGGCTCTGCAGCGGTTTGTAGAGTCATCGACACTGCGGCCAAACTCTGCGGAGCGGCCTCTTTGGGCATCTGACCCACGCTGGGCACTTGTTTGGCAGTTAAAAGGATTTGTTTTCTCTTACGGCAAAGTCATGCTCGCAGGCGCGAAGCGCGAATCACTAGCCAGGTTGGAAGGAGCATCTGCAAAAGATGTTAATACCTACGCTGCTATGACTGGCGCGGCTGGCGTGTTTGCCCTAATGGGTATAGCGACTATGCCACTGGCGATGGTGGGTATGGAGCTGCGTGAGTACGCTAAGTTTGGTTTAGCCTGGGCAATTCCTGGTATTGATCACGAAGCTAAGAATTACTTTAGAACCGACGATATGAGCTGGGGCACCTACATGGGCGCTGCCTTTGACAGAGGGTTTGCTATGGGCCCGTTCACTATCGCGCGCCAGGCTATGCAAGCCGCCGATTGGGGCCGTGGTGTCACTGGCGCGGCGGCTGTTGTTCTTGGCCCCACTGCCGAGACTGTAGACAGAATATTTTCTGACGGATTCCCGAGCACATTTGAAAACCGCATACTACCTACAGGATTACTCTGATGAGCATCTTTACCGCGCTACTTGGACCTGTTGCAGATTTAGGCAAGACGTATCTCAGCAACAGGGCTGAAGAAAAACAGGCTAAGCACCAAGCCAAAATGAACGTCATCCAGAACGATGCTGATTGGGAAGCCAAGATGGTTGATGCATCTGCGTCCTCGTGGAAAGACGAGTTCTGGACTATAATATTAGCTATACCAATATTCATGGTTGGCTATGCAATTATTGCTAATGACATGACAGTGGTAGAGCGCGTACAGCAGGCATTTTCAACGCTGAACGACCTGCCCGAGTGGTATCAATACCTTCTTTTTATCGCGATCTCGAGTTCATTTGGAATTAAGGGCGCATCGAAACTTATGGGGATGCGCAAATGACCGACCCAGAAACAAATCGCCGGTTTGATCGTCTTGAAGTAAAGATCGACAAGCTGACCGAAGTACTCACCAGCGTAGCACGCGTCGAAGAGAAGCTGGTTGGTACTGACGCACGGCTGAAGCGGCATGAATTCCGACTCGACGAAAACGAGAAGAAGATCGAGGAAGTAGCCGAGACGGCGTTAACTAACACAAACACGGCCAAAGTTGGCACAGCCATAGTCGCCTCTCTTTGGACGGCGATTCTTGGCTACGTGGCATACTTATTTAGAGAATAATATGACTGATTTTTTATACTTCAAGCTAGAAGATTTTGACTGCCAAGAGAGCGGGAACAACCGCATGTCTGAGCAGTTCATACATAGCTTAGACCAGCTCAGGGGGGCTTGCGGCTTCCCGTTCTATGTGACCAGCGGTTATCGCGACCCAGAGCTTCACAGCATCGAAAAAGCGAAAGAAAAGCCAGGCACGCATGCCCAGGGAATTGCCGCAGACATAGCAGTAAACGGCGGTGCCCAGCGACGCGCGATTGTTAACCACGCCCTGGCGATGGGTATGTCTGTTGGTATAGCAAAGAACTTTGTGCATGTGGATGTAAGGAAGACCACACCAGTGCTTTGGTGTTATTAAGAGGTGGAACATTATTAGTCGTACTAATATAATAGCAAAAAGATGAGCTCACGATTATGGCGTATTTCAAGGTACAGCAATTCAAAGGTATGGTTCCGGCGGTTAGCTCTAAACTTATCGCTGAGCAGTTTGCTGTAGACGCGAAAAACGCTGACTTTGCATCAGGCCAAGTCGGCCTACTGAACAGTGATAGTGAAATTCAGACGCTCTCTGGTGCAGTTCGTAAATCAATCTATCTTGACTCAAGTAACAACTGGTTTCAGTGGGACGACGCGAACGTAAGCGTCGTGGAAGGCCCAATACCTGACGACACACAAGGCCGGTTGTATTGGAGCGGCGAAGATTACCCACGAGTTGGTACTGCAACTAGCATGATTAGCGGCGGTACTTACCCCGCGGTAAGTTACAGGCTCGGCGTTCCAGCCCCGCCTAACGCACCTCAGCGTACCAAGACAGGCACCGCTGATGATACGCAAACGCCGAGCGACGTGTCTTACGTGTATACGTTTGTTACATCTCTCGGAGAAGAGGGGCCACCGAGCCCTCCAACTGCAGTAACGGAACTGACAGATGCTGAAAATGTAGACATCACAATGCCTACTGGTGATCAGCCGAGCGGGGATTACTTCTTTTCAACAGGTGCTAAGAAACGCATTTATCGATCGAACTCAGGTTCGACTAACACTACGTTTCAGTTTGTCGGTGAAGTTAACTTCACAGCTACCACTTTCGCAGACACCCTGTCCTCATCTGAGCTGGGTGAGGTTCTACCCAGTGCTACTTGGATCGGCCCCCCAGATGATGACAGTACACTGTACCCAAGTGGCCCGCTGCAAGGTTTAACCGCGTTAGCCAACGGTATGTTTGCAGGATTTAGTGGGAAGCGGTTATGTATAAGTGAGTCTTACTTGCCGCACGCGTGGCCGATTGCGTACCGAATAACATTAGATGAAGAGATAATCGCGATCGCTACAACTGGAAGCGGGCTTGTATGCCTCACTAATGAGGCGACTTACTTTGTAGTAGGTTCAGATCCGTCAGCAATGTCTGCATCGAAGCTAGATATAGCGCAGGCATGTGTAAACAAAGACAGCGTCGTAGACATGGGTTCGTACGTTTTGTATGCGGGTCCAGACGGTCTTGTAGCGGTCTCTGGTGCAGAAGCTCGACTCGTTAGCGAGGGCCTGATTACACCTAAGCAGTGGAATGCTGACTACTCACCTACAACGATAAAAGCGTTCAAACACGAAGAAACTTATGTCGCGTTTTACACCGATAACGGCGCTAACGAAGGTTGGATATACGACCCTCGCTCTGAAGATACTTCTCTGATCAAACTCTCAACAGGCTCCCAGGAAATTGAAGGCGGTTATCAGGATCCTAGAGACGGTAGCCTTTACTACATCAGCGCAAACAAGATCCATAAATTTCAGGGCGATGCCACAACCTTCCGAGAGGCCGAGTGGAAATCAAAGGTTTTCGTTGCTGACAGACCTGTAGCGATGTCCTGGGTGGGCGTGGATTTTAGCACTGAGTCAGGCACTGGGGGAGTTATTGTCTCGGTGTATGCCGACGGCAATTTAATACTAAATACTAAATTCACCACAAAAGCTACCGGCGGCTACACGTTGACGACTTTCGCCCCGAGCGGAATCGGGGATGTGACGCTCGCTGAGCCGATATGCAGACTTCCGGCAGTCACAGCAAAAGAATGGCAAGTCAAAGTAAAGGGCCGACGCTTCGTCGACTCTATTTGTATTGCTCAATCAATTGATGAGATCAAGAACGCATGACAGTAAAAAAGACTCCTACCAAAGTACCTGGCATTGGCCAGCCCCCAAGTTCTGTCGATCCTGCCACGAAGAAGTATTTAAGCAGTATTGTAGAAGCAATTGAGATTCGTCTCGGGCGACGCGGCGATCCCAGAGATCGTGCGGTTACTTTAAGAGAGTTGATCAATAGTGGTCTAGCGGAAGAGCTCAAAGCTAACAAGTTTGACCCTAACAACATCACGTCATCTAACTTAGGCATGGGCGTAGTGCCTGGTCCAAGCGGCGGCAACGATGTCTTTGGAACTCCTGATACGCCAGTGAACTTCAGTGCGACTGGTGGCTACCAGAAAGTCTTACTCACCTGGACAGCAGCAATTTATCTTGGACACAGCCAAACAGAAATATGGCGACACGACTCTGATGTATTGGGCGACGCTATTCTTGTTGGAATCACATCAGGCCCTACTTACGTTGATAACGTCGGTGGTGACCAGAGTTTCTACTACTGGATTCGCCACATCTCTACGACTAATGAGGAAGGCAACTACAACGCTACTCAAGGCACACTGGCAACTACATCTCCGAACGTAACAGTTTTACTAGATGAGCTGGCTGGTGCAATTACTGATTCAGAGTTGTCTGCTGTTTTAAGTGGTCGCATCACAGATACCGAAACTGGTATTGCCGACCTAGTTACCACATATGGTAGTACCACGGCAGCAGCAGCTTCGGCAGCAGCAGCTTTAGCTAGTCAAACTGCAGCGGCACAAGACGCAGTCTTAACGGCGGCGGATGCGCAGAGCACGGCACAAGATGCACTGGATACAGCTGCTGACTTAGCGGCGACTGCGCAGGACGTAATAGATACGGCAGCGAGCGCGGGGACTGCTGCATCCGAAGCAGCCGCAGCCCTGGCTAGCGCAAATGCAGCCACAGTCGATGCAACCCAAACTGCTTTAGACGTGGCGTCGACTGCGGCTGATGTAATTAGCACAGCTGCTGATGCAGCTACGACGACATCTGACGTAGCGCAAACCTCACTAGACGTGACAGCTACTGCAGCAGACGTGATCAGTACGGCAGCCGACGCTACACAGACAGCTTTAGATGCAGCAGCGACAGCTCTTGATAAGGCAGCCACAAACGCCGATGTCATACTGACCAATGCGGACGTAGTGTCTACTGCAGCAGACGTAATTGCAGCAGCGTCTTCCGCAACAGCTGCCGCCACCTCTTCTTCTGCGTCTAGCAGCTCAGCACTTGTAGCTAAAGCTAGATCGATAGACGCGGAGCGCGCACTAAAAGCGTCAGGCTCGATCAGCGAACGTATCTGTATGGAGCCTGGGAACTATGTTTTTGCTGTTGAGCAAGATAGTACCCAGATATATAAAAACGGCACTCTACTGACAACACTTGATCGTGGTGTCACCGAAGTTCAGACCCTTGCTCAGGGTGATAAGCTCGCCTCGAGCAAACCGTTTAATGCGTGTATTAGCGATAACACCACGCTCGCATCGATAGCGCATGCTGGCAGACAGTTCGGTATGTATATCACGCGAGAGCAATTCCATACCGTCCGTATTTACCCGCTCTCAGATGGACAGGCGTACGTAAGATCCGCAGACGCTTGGGACAACGGAACTATGACAGGTGTCACGCCCGTAGCACTTACTGGCGGCACGATGTACTCGACCACCATTGATGTTGGTTCAGATGGGGTTGGTTACCTATCAGTCCGAACTACCTGCGATGCGCTAGTCTACAAACACTATACTTCTGGCTACGACCACACCGTTCTGAATCCTGCTAGTGAGCGGATAATTATAGATGTGGACCGTACTGAAACTACTAGGCGTATGGATGAGAACGGTACATCTAGTTCCGCCACCATTGTCGAAACTGGCGGCCTACTCTCTACTAGCGATTTAAGTGAGGCGCTGTGGAGTGGGGCAATAGGTGATGGTGACGGCTCGGATTGTGAAACACATGTCCCGTATGAGTTTTTGGGTGATGAATACATTGTCCCTAATGTCACCCTGAGCGATTTCTGCGTAATTTCTCCTGAAGACGATCTGATCGTCCGTGTATACGACAAAGACAGTACACTCCTCTACACGAAAACAGTTTCGACTGCCGGAGACAGAGGAACTGAAGGGACCCAAGATGGAACGGTAGATGTTAATGAGCCTGCGTTAAGCACAGACGGCCCTTATTACTTCTCGGGCAACAAACCTTTCTACCTGCGCATAAACTTAGGTGCAGATGAAGATCCAGTTATTGGATACCGGCGCGATGTTAAAGCACTCGCGGGTAACCAGGCAGCAGTTGCAGCCACATACTATGCGAGCGAGGCATCAGCATCAGAGACGGCGGCTGGTCAAGAAGCGTCAGCGGCTAACACTTCCGCAGCTGCTGCTAATACAAGCGCAGGTGCTGCACTCGCGTCAGAACAAGCAGCGGCTACTAGTGAGTCAAACGCATTAGGGTCTGCAAATACCGCTACCTCTCAGGCCACTTTAGCTACTACTGCAAAAACTGATGCTGAGACTGCTGAAACTAATGCACAAGCTAGTGAAAGTGCTGCGGCATCTTCTGCCTCTACTGCGTCAGGTCATGCGTCTACCGCTTCTACTCAGGCCACTTTAGCTACTACTGCAAAAACTGATGCTGAGACTGCTGAAACTAATGCTGAGACTGCGGAAACTAATGCACAAGCTAGTGAAAGTGCTGCCGCTTCTAGTGAGTCAAACGCAGCGGGACACGCTTCTACAGCTTCAACACAAGCTGGTTTAGCTACTACTGCAAAAACTGATGCTGAGACTGCTGAAACTAATGCACAAGCTAGTGAAACTAATGCTTCTGCTAGTGAGAGTGCAGCAGCAGCATCTGTCATTACAGCCGCAGGTCACTCTTCTGTTGCTTCAACTCAGGCTACTTTAGCTACAGACGCTGCTTCAGATTCAGAAGACGCGAGAGACGTTGTTCTTATAGAAACAGCAGCGGCAGGCGAGATTAGGTTTGTAACGAAAGACGCTTGGATAAAGAACCCACAAAGTTATGACTTAGGGACGGACGACCCAAGATTAATCCGTAACTCTAGTACGTACACTAGTACGTCTGCTGAATTCATCACTAACGACGCAGAGTTCGGTGTCGCATATATGGGTGCTCTTGCGGATAATCACGCAGTGGGTCCGCGAAAAGTGTACCCCTTCGCATCGGACAAAGTTTACTTTGTGCGAGTCGTAGCTCGTGTCGTAGATGACGGAACTGATAACGGTGGGGGTCGCGTATTCATTGGGTATAACGGTTTTGATGCCAGCGGGACCCGTCAGCAAACTAATCCCGACTACAACAACGTGCAGCCCTTCTCAGTTTATAAACTGGTCAGCGACGGCGTATTTGAAATCGCTGGTTTTATCGGCGGGCCAGATTACACAGATGCTCAACTGGAAGCCTTAAACACGGTGATTGACAATGCGCCGTCAGGGCAATCTGGTGACAGGGCCTATGTTACCGCTACTGGTACAGACCCAGTACCCACCTCCATTGCTTTTCAGTTGCGACAAAACAGTTCTTCTACGATTGGCCAGGTAGCTCTAAAGTCTTTTGAGGTCATCGATGTTACTGAGCTTATCAAAGCAGAGATTCAAGCAGACGCGGCTTCTGGGTTTGCAGGTAGCGCGAGTGTAAGTGCTGGAGCGGCAGCAGGCTCTGCCTCTACCGCGTCGGGACATGCGTCCACAGCATCAACTCAGGCAGGTCTCGCCACTACGGCTAGGTCGGGCGCAGAAACAGCGGAGACTAACGCACAAGCTAGCGAGACAGCGGCTTCAAATAGCGAGATCGCTTCAGCAGGCTCGGCAGCTACTGCCGCTGGACACGCCTCTACTGCGTCTACAAAAGCTGACCTGGCTACAAGCGTAGGCGCGAGAGCGAACCTAATAGACCAGGGTGCAAGCAACGCTGGTTTCGAACAAGGTGTAGCAGGCGTTGGAGCTCCCGCAGGCTGGACAGTAGAAGCACAAAACTCGATCACTAATTTAGGTTTTGTAACGGATGTAGGTACGACTAGCGAGTTCGGCTCGGAGCTGTCTTACGGTATTGTAAGCTCCCTGGTATACACCACTGGGCACTGGGTAACACATTACAAACACTTCTTGGTTGAGCCAGGTAAGACACTAAAAACGAAGTGCCGTGTTTGGAACTATGACTACGAGAACATTACCCCGACCACTACAAACCCCCAGGACAGCTATTGGGTCGGTGAAGACGACACAATTTGCGTGTGGTCATTCTATGATTCTGAGGGCGTGTTCCTATCGTCATCGTACTCTCAGAGTGCAGGACATTTGTACGCTGTTGCTAACAACATCACTACTTCAGGGGCGCTTGGCGCAGCAATAAACGAAACTTGGATCGACTTCGAGCCAGGAACAGTAACCGTACCGGCCAACTCCGTATACGCAAAAATTGAAATCGTTGGCGTTGACTATAACGGAATAGTGGTCGAGGCAAGCAAGCGCGGTGACTATACAACGTGGTCGGGTGGCAACTGGATAGGCCGCATCGACGATGTGCAGTTCCTATGCACCGACGGTTCTATCCAAGAAATTTCCCAAGGCCCTATTGATGCTGCGGTAAGTAAAACAGCAGCGTCTGTTAGTCAAAGTGCTGCGGCAGCATCTGTCGTCACGGCTGCAGGCCATGCATCTACGGCTTCTACTCAGGCTGGTTTAGCTACTACTGCAAAAACTGACGCAGAAACTGCTGAGACAAACGCACAAGCGAGCGAGACAGCGGCTTCAAATAGTGAGAGCGCAGCGGCAGCATCTGTTGTTACAGCTGCAGGCCATGCCTCTACCGCTTCTACTCAGGCCGGTTTAGCTACTACTGCAAAAACTGACGCTGAGACTGCTGAAACTAATGCACAAGCTAGTGAGAGTGCTGCGGCTACTAGTGAGTCAAACGCCTCGGGTTTTGCGTCTACAGCTTCAACACAAGCTGGTTTAGCTACTACTGCAAAAACTGACGCAGAAACTGCTGAAACTAATGCACAAGCTAGTGAGAGTGCAGCGGCTACTAGTGAGTCAAACGCAGCAGGACACGCCTCTTCTGCGTCCTCAAGTTCAACGCTAGCGGCGACTGCTAAAACTGACGCCGAGTCCGCACAGACTGCTGCCGAATCTGCTAGAGACGGCATCGTACTTGAGAATTTGATTGTTGATTCAAGGTTATCTGAAAGCTCTTTAATAGGTGGTTGGGAAACCTCTGGTCCTTGGGAGCGCTCTAGCACGCAATCCAAGTTTGGCACCCATAGCTTTAAGACTACCTCTGGTGCATTTAGCAACCAATACCCAGAGTTTTATTACACTGATATACCCATGATTACAGGTGAGAAATTCACTTGGGGCGCTTGGGTTTATAAGAACTTTAATACAGATATTACTATTCAGTGCAGGCAGTTTGGTGGTTGGGCTACGGGTACGGTCACGTCAACAAACGCGTGGCAGTTCGTAACTGTTCAGGCCACCGTGGCGAGCCCTGTACCGTCTGGCGCCCTTGTAGAGTTTGACATACGCGGCCACACGGGTGGCACTAGTCGAGAAGTCTTTATAGACGGACTAATTCTTGTGCGCGGCCACCATGATCTCACTGTTGTTGAGGCTAGTGACGCTGCAAGTACAGCGTCCGCGAAAGCAGCTGCATCAGCTGGGGCTGCGCTCACGTCTAGTCAAAGTGCTACAGCAAGCCAAACTGCGGCTGGCAACTCTGCTTCAGCGGCTCTTGCAAGTGAAGGTCTGGCGGCAACAAGCGCATCCGATGCATCGGCCAGTGAAGCCGCAGCATTAGTTTCCGAGACTAATGCTGCAACATCAGAATCAAATGCTGCTGGATCTGAGTCATCGGCGTCCTCAAGTAGCACGTTAGCAGCGTCAGCGCAGTCTGCAGCAGAAGCTGCGCTTACTGTCGCGAAGGTGGAAATAGCTTCTATCGGCCCATCAAGGGTCACACCCATCGTTGAAAACTGGGCATATCAAAGCTACGGAACGAACCTACAAAATGATGATGACAGGTTTGTAGCAACAAGCACTATTGCTGAAAGCCACTTCACTACCTCAGATAGTGTCTTTGGTGATGCGTATAACTTCGGTTCTGCTTCTACAGCTAATGCAGCTTTCGGTCCACGTAAGGCTTACCCCTACGGATCAGACAAAGTTTATATGGTGCGGGTTATCTATCGTGTCGCTGTGGAAAGCACTCAATCTTATGCCAGCAACGCTACGAACGTATATCTTGGAGCGACTACTCGTGGTGGCGATGGTCTTACGCTGTACGAAAACCACCAACCAGGTCAGCAAGAAACTAACAACGCTGACGGTGAAACTGAGTTCGTTATGGTATTTCATGGCGAGGACTATGCGTCTGCGACTCTAAGCCCACTTGATATCGTCCAAGACAACAAGACCACTCAAGCAAATAATGTCATTATTAGTCAGTTCTCCACGACGAGTATGCAAAGCCCAAACGGGTCGGACACCCCCGCAAAATATATTGGTTTCCACATTCGTCAGAATGCAAGCAGCGTTTCTGACGGTAATATTGCGGTCAAGTCGTATGAAGTGTTTGATATTACTGATGTCGTCCTTGCAGAACTAAAAGCAGACGCAGCAGCTGTTTCTGCAGCCGCTGCGTTGGTATCTGAAAGTGCTGCATCAGCCAGTGAAACAGCTGCTGGGCAATCAGCATCGACCGCGAGCACACAAGCAGGTATCGCTACTACTAAGGCAGGCAATGCTTCCACATCAGCTAGCCAGGCGGCAACATCCGAATCTAATGCGTCGGGGCATGAGTCAGCCGCATCGACTAGTGAGACTAATGCGGCAAACAGCGCGTCAGATGCCAGCGACTCAGAAGCTAACGCGTTGACCTACAGGAATGCTGCGGCAACAAGTGCAACAAACGCAGCGTCGTCAGAGTCAGCGGCGGCCACGTCTGAAGGTATATCAGCTGCTATTGAAGACCGTATGAACCTAGTTGATGGAGGTGTTGTTAATGTAGGCTTTGAAGCTGATCAAGCATCTACATCTATAGACACTTGGCCTACTGGTTGGGACTGCGAAGGCCAACGGTTTGATGCACCTCGCGATGTTGGGGTTGTTGATAACGTAGTAAATAGTACTGGAGACTTCGCTTCGACGAAGAGCTTCGGTACTCACGTAGAAAATGCCGGTACAACTGGCCATTGGTTGCGACTCAGTAAGTACTTTGTTGCTGAAGCTACACAGAAGTTCAACGTGGACATGGCTGTTCGCCTTGCAGGCACTACTACATCTTCTTATAACCAAGACCCTGAGTGGATTGATGAGGACGACGTTTTCATCATCTACAACTGGTACGACGAAGACGGCGCGCTGCTTAGTCAAGCCGCTGTGTCTTCGGCTACTTCTGAATACAACCAGGCAAACGGTTCTTGGGTAAGTGGCACTTCACAAGCCCCACAGCTGACCTGGTTTGACTACGTCTCTGATGAGGGCACTGCACCTACCAATACAGCGTTTGTTCGAATTGATCTTATCTTAATTGATGATCAGCCTGGGAACATTGGTACTGATACTCTTGTTAATTATGCTACCTGGGCAGTTGGTGGCAACTTCCGTGGGTACATCGACGATGTGCAGTTCCTATCGTCTAATGGCTCAATTGTTGAGACTAATAAAGCCAACCTAGAAGGTGCGGTAAGTGCAGCAGCATCACAGACATCTGCGTCTAACGCATCAGCAAGCGAAAGTGCAGCTGGAACATCTGCGTCTACCGCTTCGTCTCAGGCTGGTATTGCTACAACCAAAGCAGGTGAAGCGTCTACCTCAGCGAGTAATGCCGCGACAAGTGAGAGCAACGCCTTGGGTTCTGCTAACACTGCAGCCTCTCAGGCAACGCTTGCTACTACTGCAAAAAATGATGCTGAGACTGCTGAAACAAACGCGCAGGCAAGTGAGACAGCTGCAGCCAGTTCAGAAACCAATGCGGCTGGTTCTGCTTCTACCGCTTCGTCTCAGGCTACGTTGGCAGCTACTGCTAAGTCAGATACGGACGATCTAAAAGATGCTGTGCTGGTAGAGACAGCTGCGAATGGTGAGATCCAATTTGTAAACCCTACAAGCTGGCAACAGACCCAGCAAAGTCATAATTTATATAGTGGTGACTTCAGGTTTGCAGGTACTGGCAACGCAACCGCTAGCTTCTTCATCGATAACGATGCTGAGTTTGGTAATGCCTATTTGCCTACCCTTGGTTTAAATGAGTCGGTATCTACACGAAGAGTTCAGCCCTATAACTCTGACAAAGTTTATCTTGTACGACTCATAGCCCGCGTTGTTAACGACGGTGCCACGATTGGCACTGGAGTAAGGGTAAGCCTCGGCATCAATGGTTGGAAAGCAGACGGCACTAGGATTACGAGTAGCCCTGATTTAAATAATTACCAGCCCATATATGTTGTGAAAACGGTTGCTGATGGTACATTCGAGCTATCCGTTTTCTTTGGCGGTAGTGACTATACAGATGCACAGCTTGAAGCTTTTGATTTAGTAACTGAGAACGCACCTAGTGGGCAATCTGGTGGCAGGGCGTGGGCGATTATTCCACCCTCTTCAGGTACTAACAATGAACCTGATTTAGCATTCGTAAACTTCCAAGTACGTTATAACGCTAGTGGTATTACCGACGGCCAGGTGGCACTAAAGACGCTAGAAGTCATCGATGTCACTGAGTCGATTAAGGCAGAGATAGAAGCTGATGCCTCAGCTATTTCTGCATCCGCAGCTCTTGTTTCTCAAAACGCTGCATCTGCTAGTCAGACAGCAGCAGGGAATTCAGCATCTACTGCAACTACACAGGCGGGTATCGCGAGCACGAAAGCGGGTGACGCATCAGGGTTCGCGAGTGACGCATCAGGGTTCGCGACTGCCGCTCAGACATCCGCGAGTAACGCTTCGGGGTCCGCGTCCACGGCCAGTACTCAAGCAGGGTTAGCAGCTACAGCTAAAAACGATGCGGAGTCTGCTAGAGATAGCATGGTTCTAGATAATGTTGTTGTGGATTCAAGGTTAGCAAACGCTACGTTAATAGGCGGTTGGGACACTACTCTTTACGAGCGTAGTTCTACGCAGAAATATTTTGGTGGGCACAGCCTAAAATCTAAAAGCACTATCTTTAGCAACAATAATCCAATCTTCTACAGAACAGACGTAGAAATAGTTCAGGGTGAGAAATTCACTTGGGGCGCTTGGGTTTACAAAAACTTTAGTTCCAACATTACTCTGCAGTTTCAACAGTTCGGCGGTTGGGCTACGGGCACGGTAACCTCCACAAACGCGTGGCAGTTTGTAACTGCGCAAGGCACAGCATCGGCGGGGCTCTCTTCGGGTTACAACCTAGAGATGGACATACGCAGCCACACGGGCGGCACTAGTCGAGAGCTCTTTATCGATGGGCTCGTCATTGTCCGAGGTCATCACGACCTAACTGTTGTCGAGACCAGCGATAGGGCCGCTACTGCTGAGGTGTTATCCGAGGTGTCAGCAGCAGCGTCACTAAGTTCTGCTAATGCTGCCTCTGCCTCTGCAACCACAGCGGGCGATGAAGCAACTATATCAACTACTCAAGCGGGTATTGCTACAACTAAAGCTGGCGAGGCTTTGACGTATAGAAATCAGGCAGCAACCTCTGAGTCAAACGCATCGGGTTCTGCTAGCACTGCTAGCACGCAGGCAGGATTAGCCGTCACAGCGAAGGATGACGCCGAAGCAGCCCGTGACGGCATTGTGTATCAGAACTATGCTTTTGATGGCACGTTCCCTGGTGGCGTTAAACCGCAGTGGACTGATCAAAGCAGTGCCTTCACCACATCAACCACGTATAAGAAGATTGGTACGCATAGCCTTAAAATTCCCGCAAGCAGCACAGCCAGCACCGACATCTTTGAGTCGGCTCTTTTGGACTCGTTCCCAGATATCGCGGTAGGCGACAAGTTCACCTGGGGCTTTTGGGTCTATATCGACGGGACTGGCACTACAAGTGAGAGTTTTGGTTTTGCTGGGGATGGCGGTTGGGGCACAATTGCTACGGCTGTCCGCAACTCTTGGGTATTTCTTACGAACACGGGCACTGCGGGATCGTATCCGGTTACCAACGGCCTCAGACTCGAACTTCGATCCGCCCCTATCGGAAGTAATACTGACAATGCGATCTATATTGATGGCATTATTGTTGTTAAGGGTGAAGTAGACCTAACGTCAGTAGAAGTAGATGACTCATCTGTTCGATCAGCCCACAAGTCTAGCGACTCTGCAGGCGCGGCTCTAATTTCATCTCAAAGTGCCACAGCATCGCAAAGTGCAGCTAGCACGTCAGCGTCTACCGCCAGTACGCAGGCAGGTATTGCTACAACTAAAGCCGGTGAGGCGAGCACGTTTGCATCTAACGCCAGCACCTCTGAATCAAACGCATCTGGTTTTGCTAATGCAGCGTCTGCTTCTGCGGGTGTGGCGTCTGGCCATAGCTCTGATGCTAGTGGTTTTGCGTCTGCTGCTAATACCTCTGCGGGTGCTGCGTCGACTTCTGCTACTAACGCAGCTGCTAGCGCCACTGCAGCAGCGATTGATAACCGTTTGCTTGAAGCACGAGTTAACTCCCCACTGAATGGTCACTACGCTAACAGTGAGTGGTATTTATATAGCATCACCACGGCATACGTCGTTTCGTACTTCACGGGCACAGATATTCGTATCCAGAACATGGCTACTGGCACCTGGTACGATGTAAAGAAGAACGCTACCGCACTTACTAACTATCGGGTTGACACTCTATCTGGTCAGTCTGGTATCGGACCGTGGCGCGTATCTGCTTCGGGGCCAATCGTTTGTAAGCACGCTAATGGTCACATGGGTGTACCGGCTAACTTCGGCGGCACACTGCTTGGTAATATGGCAAACAGATATCAGCCAGTAGACGTTTACCTGTTTTCGCCTGACTCCGAAGCGTCTGTCGATGTGTTTGTCAGCGAGTCATTCACTGGCTTCAGTAATACCATGACGCCTAATCACACGATCACGGTTCCTGCTGGTGGCTATTACCACTGGCAGCAGGACGTAGATTGGGGCAGCACACAGGGAAGTGGTAATACTTCTATTTTGTTTAGGTCAGATGCGCGTGTTTGTGGTGTCTGGGTTCCCAATGGTGGCGACTACATGGTTCTGGTGCCGCTCACCAACGGCGAGGCTGTTGGTGGGGTAGAAACCCAGAACGGTTCTGGTTATCCGTATTATAACGACGGTGCGACAAATACAACGGTTACGATAGAGTCTGATGGTAGTGCGCGGTACTACGTCAATGATGATCCTAAGTTCTACTTCATGCAGGCAGCTACCGCTGACGGCGCGGGTGGTGATGCAGAATTTGCAATACCACGAGAAGGTCTATCGGACTATTACATCTGGCCTGAGCCTAACATTTCAAACTTCCGTATGGTGGCTGTTGAACCAGGTACAGTAAAAGTCATGCAAGCCGACGGCACTGTGCTTTATACGAAAGAGTTCGGAGCCAACACAACCACAACAAGTCCCACCTTCTTGTCTGAAGGGTCAAATACCGGTAATACCGATATCCATACAGGCATCGGGCCATACCGATTTGTCGGAACCGTACCGTTCCACTTAGTCTGCCAAGAGGCGGGGGATGACGACGAGACAACTATGCTCGGCGCCCGTCAAAGTAAACTTGCAGAGTCCGGTGCTATTAAAGCAGCAGCCGTAGCTTTAAGTACTGTTAGCTCCTCCGTTGATGGACAGACGGCATCGATCGCTGCCCAAGCTACATCGATCAATGGTCTTGAAGCACAGTACACAGTCAAGATTGATGCGAATGGCGCGGTAGCTGGCTACGGCTTGGCATCTACTACTACCTCGTCAGGTAACAACGTATCGGAATTCATTGTTAACGCTGACCGGTTCGCGATCCTCAAGGACGCTAGCGACACCGGCACTGCGCAGGTCCCATTTAGCGTAGTGACCAGCTCATATACAAACAACGGCGTGACCGTAAATCCTGGTGTCTATATCACTGATGCGTTTATTGCGAACGGTACGATTAACACTGCGAAGATAGGTAATGCGGCTATTGATGACGCTAAGATTGCGAACCTATCAGCGGGCAAGATAAGCACTGGTACGCTTAATGCGGCGAACGTAAACATCGCAGGTGTTACGTCGGGTATTGATTTGAAGTCTTCTGCTAGTGGCGCGCGAATGGAGATTAAAGCTGACTCGATCAAGGTCTTCGATTCAAGCGGCCAGGTCCGCATCAAGCTAGGTAATCTGTAATGACTACCTATACAGAAAATTTATCTCTTGTATCGGCAGCATTACCCTACGGTGGTACAGCGACTGCTACTAGAAATTTGACGGTTGGCGACACCATAACAGCGAGCTTTGATCAGGAAGCTACTAGCACACAACAGACCAATTACTTGGATAACGAAGACAATGACATCGTCTTTACCCTGGTCAACTGCACAATCTCCCCGACAAGTGTTAAAAACCGCGGCACGTTTACGATTACTCCAACGAACACGAATTCGAATTACTCGTGTAATGGGGTGCTCGTATATTACCTCCCTGGCGGGCATCAGTATGGTGGCCCTTCAACGGACCACCAGCAGGCTGAGTTTACGATTAGTGGCACCTTCAGCGGCAGTTCCGGCACACCGGATATGGGCCTGCAGGTGTGGCACCCGAGCAACACGTCCCTGCCGCGTTTAGACACCAAAGACAAGCAGATCATGCACTACGCGTCGTACTCCGGCACCGTAACATCAGGTACAAACACTACTATTTCTGTTGGGGGTGGCTACGACATTACTAATGGGGATTGGGGGATTGATGTGACACCCGTTGACTACGATTTAAGTGTCGTATCGACCTCAAATCAGTTTGTTGTTAGCAGTGCTGAGGGTTCGATCCAGTGGCGCGTTAACGTATTTAAGTTGAATCAATAATGACATACGGTATTCGAGTAGAAAACGAGTCGGGCTTTACACAAATCGACGACACTACACAGGGGTTCCAGGTGCTCGCTACTGGGACTGTATCGGCTAGTAACGCGTACACCATTAATTATGTGACGATTCCGAGCACTTATCCAGATGACATCCTTGTTGTGGCTAAACCTAACAACCCTAATACCAACATAGACTACCGGTTGTACGCTAAGTACAGCGATACAACTAATAACAACGGGGTTCGTACTCGTCGTTGCTTTATGAACTTCGCAGCCGGAGGGAGCGTCGTTGCTACGGAAGCCGCAGATTACGCCATTATCCAACGCTGCAGTGAGTTTGATGACAGTCTTATTAGCGGTCAGACGCCGCCTAACCAGGGCTTAAATATTTACCAATCCGACGGCACTTTAAGTTTTACGTCAGAGAAACCTACTTACCGCGTCCAAGCAGCACGGCATCATGAAGTCACGTCGTCTAGTTCTGGGGCAGGCACTTGGTACACAGGCGTCGACAGTACAGACATTGAAGATATTTACGGTTTGGCTATGGGCTATGGGGCATATAAGTATCGAGTGTTTGGCCCAGCGGCGGATCGCCAGTACACAAGCACCTCTCGACTACTACGATGGGATTACCAAAATTCACGAATAGAAACAGTCACGAGGAGTGTTGGTGGCCAAGCGGGTTATACCAGCGGGACATATACAAGGGTTTGGGAAGGGCATAGAACAGAGATGGTGGGATATATCGTATGAACAAATTTGCACTGGTCGCAGAAAACGGAGAGGTGGTTTCAATTGTTCACCCGTCGTACGACGGTATGTGGACCGAGGGTCAGCAGGTTGGAACAGAAACCGCGCGTAGTTTCCCGTATGAGATTCCAGACACAACGGTCATAATCGAATGGTACTGGCGGCATGCATGGGTAAAAAATAAACCCATACGGCCTGGTGACTATTACTACTGGGATAACTACCAGTGGAATCTGAACACAACTGAGCTTCAGGCCGAGATGCGTTCATTGCGTGATTACAAGTTAGCTAAATCCGACTGGACACAGTTTAACGACAGTCCGTTGTCTGATTCTGACAAAGCCGCTTGGGTGACTTACAGGCAGGCATTACGAGATGTCCCAGCAAACAATCAAGATATAGATTCACTAGACGATGTGTCCTGGCCAACACCGCCAGGTTAAACAGGAGATAAGATATGCACGCAGGTAAAGGTAAGCAATGTATTTTGAACCAACAAGACAAGCCAAAGAAAAAGAAGGCTAAGAAGAAGGCGAAAAAGAACTATGGCTACTAAACGCGACTATAAAGAAGAGTATAAGTATCACCAGACTGATGCTCAAAAGAAACGACGCGCTGCCCGTAACAAAGCGCGGCGTGATGCCTTGGCGAAAGGTAAGGTCAAGAAAGGAGACAAAAAAGACGTACACCATAAGGATGGAAATCCTAAGAACAACAGCAGTAAAAATGTTGCTGTGGTGAGCCGTAAGAAGAACCGTGGTGCGTACCGATTTGCATAACCTCCATGAATTTAATGCATTAGATTCATGACCTGACCCCCCGTATAATTGCGCCTCTTTCATATAGGGGGCACACCATGTTGTACGTAATAGCGTTCGTTCTTTTAGCACTAGGGGCGATAGCCAAACAGGACTTACTGTAGGGTGTCAGTGACACCCTCAAGATATAAGTAAATTGAATTAAGTAGTAGAAACAAGCACTTAGGAATTTTAGCCCCTGTAGGGTAAGTAATAGTAAGTAGTACTTAACCTATTGAAATAGAACGGAAAGTTGCAATCCGGCGCACAGAATCCCTCTCTCTCCGCCAGTTTTGTAAGTGCTTGATGTGCATGGATTTTTCAGTAAGATAATGTCCTTCGACACTCATAGGACACCCTGATGCACGTAAGGAAGCGCGGCAACGGTTGGCAAGCAATCGTTAAATTTAAAGGTAACCCCACTCAACAGAAGACTTTCAATTCCCAGGCAGCAGCTAAAGCATGGGGGCGTCGCATTGAGTCGAGCATGGACAACGGGTCGTGGATCGATACTCGTGAATCGCGGTCCGTGCTCATCGAGCACATAGTCGATGACCTGGTCTACTCGTATGAGAGGTTTGGGCTCGAGGTCGCTGGTCCTAAATTAGGACAGTTGAATCAGATAAAAGAATACTTCCACGGTGTATCGATACACGAGCTGACTTTTGATGATGTGTTGGACTTTGCTGCATTTCGTTTAGAGACCATTGCTGCAAGCACACTACAGACTCAAATGTATTATCTGAAGCAAGCCGTCACAAACAGCAGAATAAAAACCGAGCAGCCTGTAGTAGATATGGCGATCGATGAGCTCAAGAAAAAGAAGTTGATCATGGGAAGCGTCAGAAGAGACAGGCGGTTGGAACCAGGCGAGTACGAAACTTTGATGGAAGCAGCAGAAGGACACTGGATTAGTGCTGCAATAGACATAGCTGTGGAATCTGGCATGAGACAAGGTGAGATTCATGCGTTGAAGTGGTCAGACATAGATGAAAACAAAGGCGTCATCCACTTAATGCGTAAAGATAAGGGCGCTGAAGGAGGTAAATCTAAGTGCGATATACCTCTACTTCAAGGCGTGAGAGAGGCGTTGCTACGCTCGTCAAACGTACTTGGGCAAGGGCCAAACCTTATTAGCGTAAAGCGGGCAGCATCGATTTCAGACAAGTTTGCCAGGATGACGGCGAAATTAGGAATAGACGACTTGAGGTTCCACGACTTACGTCATGAAGCAATTAGTCGAATGTTTGAGCGTGGAATGAGGGTTGAACAAGTGCGGGTTGTATCTGGACACCGCACCTTAGATCAACTTTCTAGGTACGTGAACCTTCGCGCTGAAGATCTAGCTGGGATGTGAAGTAGGTAGCTACTTCAGGTGTAGGGAAGAGATATTTTTTCCCGTGTTTTACGTGCGGTATGTTTAGACCGTCGCGATATATCTGCTGATACAGTGATTCTCTTTTGATCTTTAATAGATCAGCGAGATCGGCTAGGTCCATGAATGGACCGTATTGATTGATTAAAACCTCTAACATCTTTCTCCCTCTGTAACTTTCCTTGTCTAAAGATCAATGCAACAGGGTAGTTACAAAGTGCTAATATATTATAACAAAAATTATTAGTATGCTAATAAAATGTAAGTATTTAGTAATAAGAGTAGTTTACGACGGACCAAAGGGTATGTATCTGAGACGCGGGGGGCAGCTCTTCTGGTAAATAGAAAGATAAGTTTTTTTGACTTTTAAGACGGGCTGCAAAAATTTTAGGGTTTTTTAATTCTGAAGGGGATACAAGGCGAACGTAGCAGTCAGAGTAAATAGCCTCGGGTGTGAAATGATTTTGATAAGGTTTTTGGTTAGGTATTTTCACTAAGATAGAAGAGTCAACTCGACGACTTAGCAAAGTTTCGTTAATTCGCTTAGTCATGTCTAAGGCGCTAAAAGCAATAATTTTTTTCTGAATGCTCGGTAAATCTCGCTCTATGTCGGGGTCAATATCTCTTGGGTCTACTTCTAGAAAGTTAGCTAGCTTTACAATGGCAGGTGCGCGTAGCTCGGTAATGTTATTAAGGTAATGAGAAATCGCACCCTGGGACCATCCTAGTTCTTTAGCTGCTTCTACCTGGGTAAAACGCATTTGTATTTTTTTAG